GGATATTTGTTTGAACGGTTTGGTAAGTCTGTGATCTCGCTTGAACTGCTTGAGGCCATGAACGTATGGGAGCGGCTATCAAAGGGGCAGACTGCTAATGTGGGTGAGATCAAGAAGATGTACACCTATATGCCAAAAACAGGGAGTAAGGCACTGTTGAAACGTGCCGCAGCAAAAACATTTGATGCTGTCGATCCACAGGGCACACACAATTATGACAATCTGGTTGCAGAGCATGGGTTGATTGCACCACAGGACACAAGACCAGAGGTGGTGGTCAACATGTCCAACGAGGATATCCGATACATGGCGGCTGTTCGGCGCCGTGGTGAGGATCTTACAAAGCCTCGTATTAGTCTATCCACCATACACCGTATGAAGGGCGGCGAGGACGACAACGTCCTGTTGCTAACTGACTCTTCATGGCCGGCGGTGAACAATCCTGAACAGGACGATGAACACCGAGTGTTCTATACTGCTGTTACACGAGCGCGGCATAACTTGCATGTCGTGGAATCACAATCACCGTATAGGTATAAGATATGATAAAAGTCACTGATTCAGACATCGAGGGCGTTGGTGTTGTCGCCACGCAGGACATAGCAAAAGATAGTGTTATTGAGGAATGCTTTTACATCGTCATTGATAACCATGACATAAAGAAAAATAGCAGACTCAATGATTACATATTTCAAAGTCCTGATCATGACAATGATTATTACTGTGTCTTGGGTGCAGGTATGATCTACAACCATGGGTCAGATCCCAACGCAGAGTGGCAGATATCCGAAAGAGACAATCGCTTTCTCTCCTTCATAGCTTTACGAGACATAAAAGCAGGTGAAGAGATCGTTCACGATTATGGTGACGATTACTGGGAGGATAGAAATGAAACGTGACAAGCTACTTGATCAGGCAAAAGACTTGGTTAACGGTGCAAGAGCCGAGATCTATGGTGATGCATACGACAATCATGTCCGAGTTGCAAAGCTGTGGTCTGCAATCCTAGATCAAGAGATCACAGTTTCTCAAGTTTATCAGTGTCTTATAGCCTTGAAACTTGCTAGACTAAGCGTTACGCCCACGCATACAGATTCGTGGGTTGATCTAGCAGGGTACGCAAGTCTCGGAGGAGAGATTGATGGCAAAGGAAAGTAGCCAGATTACATTCCTAAACAGGTTGGATTTGGACACGATTGAGAAGGACTGGGTGCCGCCAGAGGTATTTCCTGACCTACGCGATTGTAAGTTCATGGCTATCGACTTGGAGACTAGTGATCCTAACCTCACGACCCTAGGTCCAGGCTGGGCACGAGGTGATGGTTTTATCGTTGGTGTGGCAGTGGCGGCTGGAGATTTTGTTGGATACTACCCCATTGCTCATGAGGGCGGCGGTAACATTCCACAAAACAAGGTTATGAAGTGGCTGGCAGAACAGCTTGCCACGCCTGACATTCCAAAGGTCATGCATAATGCCACCTATGATGCCGGCTGGTTGCGGTGGGCAGGGGTCAAGATCCAAGGCACAATCATCGACACGATGGTAGCGGCGCCATTGTTGAACGAGAACAGATTTAGTTACAGCCTCAATAATCTGGCTAGAGATTATCTTGATGAACGTAAGGACGAAAGAACGCTCCGCGCTGCGGCATCCGATTATGGCTTTGACCCCAAGGCAGAGATGTGGCGGCTCAACTCACGGTTTGTTGGTGCGTATGCCGAGAAGGACGCTGAACTTACGTTGAAACTGTGGAATCATTTCAAAGTCGAACTGAAACAGCAAAGCCTGATGGATGTGTTTGACTTAGAGACATCCTTGATACCAGTTATGCTGGACATGCGAGAGAAGGGCGTAAAGGTAGACATCGACAACGCTGAACAGGCTAAGAAGATTTTAACTTTGAGGAAGCAAGATCTTATCAAAGATATTAAACATGAGACAGGGGTAAAGATAGAGCCATGGGTGGCAAGAAGCGTAGCCTCTGTGTTTAATCACTACGGTCTTCACTATAACAAGACCGAAAACAACGACCAGCCATCCTTTACCAAGGCGTTTCTGCAAGCCTGTTCACATCCCATAGCGGCAAAGATCCTGCGGTTGCGTGAACTAGATAAGGCAACTAATACGTTCATCGATAATATCCTGAAGTTTGCACATAACGGACGCATACATTGCGAGTTCCATCAGCTTCGATCTGATGATGGTGGCACGGTCACAGGCAGATTTTCGTCTAGCAATCCAAACCTTCAGCAGATACCGGCACGAGATCCAGAGATCAAGGCCATGATTCGTGGTCTGTTTGTGCCAGACGAAGGATGCAAGTGGGGCAGCTTTGATTATTCAAGTCAGGAGCCGAGGCTCTTGGTGCATTGGTGCGCTAGTGTGGGTAAGAAGTTCCGTAGTCCGATGATTGATGACGTTGTGGCACAGTATCATGAAGGCGATGCTGACTTCCATCAGATGGTGGCCGACATGGCTGACATCAGCCGTAAGCAGGCAAAGACGGTCAACTTAGGCATCATGTATGGCATGGGCGTGGGTAAGCTGTCACATACGATGGATATTGATACGCAAGAGGCCAAGGAGCTTTTGAACACCTATCATAACAAAGTCCCATTTGTGAAAGGTCTGGCTGATCTGGTGTCAACGCAAGCCAGCAAACATGGAAAGATACGGACGATATCGGGACGGCTATGCAGGTTTGATATGTGGGAGCCAAAAACATTTGGCTATAACAAGCCTATGAAGCGCGAGGAGGCCGAGAAAGAGTACGGACCTGTATTGCGTAGGGCTTTTACTTACAAGGCACTGAACAGGCTTATACAGGGATCTGCGGCAGATCAGACTAAGGTTGCTATGGCAGAGTGCTACAAGGAGGGTTTGGTGCCATTGCTCACGGTGCATGACGAACTTTGTTTCAATGTCGAGTCTGAGGAGCAAGCGTCAAGAATCAAGGAGATCATGGAGACAAGCATGGAACTCAAGGTGCCAAGCAAGGTCGATCAGGAATTAGGGGACAACTGGGGGCAGGTAGGATGACAGCGTTAAAGAACGTCCAAGTGAAGCTAGCCGAACTCATAGACGAAGTATGGAAGCACCCAGAGATATGCCTGTCTGATACGCAGGATCTGGATGAGTTCGTAAACAGCCTGCTTCAGGCGCAAAGCAATCTGAACAAACTAATATCATCAGAAAAAGATTAGTCGGCCAACGCCCTCATCCGGTCAACCAGGCGCCTAGCTCGGTTCGGAACCTGCGTATACCAGCGCGAGTCAACCATCTCATCTGCTGCTTTGTCCCAGTCCCTAGCATCAACGCCGGCCTTCATGCCCTTAAACTTGGATAGTCGAGGCCGACCCATGTTGAACATCATATTGCAGATGATATGCTGTGCTTCTTCCGGCAAGTCTTCAAAGTCAGGATACAATACTTTGCATTCGTCAATCGTCACTGCCATGTCTAACGCAAAAAGATTCTGCACACGATCCTGTTCTACAACTGTGCCGACAGGTTTGCCGTGTTCTTCATCATTTTCGGTGATTAGATGACCTATGCCGCAAGTTGGCAGACCAAGGTGATCCAGATAGATCTCGTATTTGCACCCTTCATCTTCCGCGATTTCTTCGCGTAATTTATCTTTATTCATGGTGTTGTCCTTCCTAGGCTCTGCGCCAGTGCCGCTGTCGCAGGATCAGGTAATAAGATTGGTGAAACTTGTGATGCACTACCAGACGCCGCTGGTGCGACTTGTGGTGCTTGTGTTCTTAATGTTTGAGCCGCTGTTTGAACTACAGGCGCGGCTTGTGACACTGCTGTATCAGCCAATGCCCTTACTTCTGGTGGCATCTTTGTTGGGCCTTCATCAGATCTAGCTAATGTTTGTAAGGCTTGTTGACCACTAGTTTGTATTACTTGTAAGGCTTGTCCAATTGAGTCCGCTCCTGGTTCACGACTTGCTAACAAAACCTTTAGCACCGCAGGACGCCGTAACGCATTTGACATTGCCAAGTAAAATGCAGCGGCAGGCAATGTAGCTAATGGTGCTGTAAGCATGCCATAAATGCCTAAACCAATTGCGATCTGAGGTGCGGCAAGTCCACCTTTACCAGCAATCGGAGCGTTGGATACGGACACCATATTGTCCGCAAGTTTAAACAAATCATTTGAAACCTGCTTGCCAAACATGGCCTCAACGGATTCTCTGCCATATCCCTCCAAGGTGCTTTGTAGTTTGGAACCTAGTCTTCCAGACACAAAAGCCTCACGAAAAGCAGGAGAGTCCACATCACCAAGAGATCTAAGGATACGACCCATAGCCGCTTGTTCAACAGCCTCGACAGACTGTTGACTGATCTCACCAAACTGATTGGCAAGAACAGGTTGTCCATCTGCACCTGCTGCACGAACTTTAATTCTTCCTGATTTAAATTGTCTGATCTTCTCTGCGTTACCCCTCTGGAAAATTGCACTGACTATTCCTTCAGAGTCGTTTTTGGATAACGCTTGTAAGAAACTGTTTTCGTTGAACCCCGCTCTGGTGGCTAACGCTTCATTAACACCTCTTATAGTATTGGCTATGCTGTCATCAGCAAACTGATTAAGAACCGCAGGATCAAACTCCGTACCTGTTTGTTTTAACAGTTGCGTTAGTCTATTGATCTCATCTAGTTCGCCTTTGAATAGAACCTTTGCTGTTGAACCAAGACCCTCTATTCTTTGTGCTAATTTAATCCCGTCTATTACCTCTACACCGTTCTTAACGGTTTTATTTGTTGGATCAGCAAGTTCGCGTTCTAACCAAGACCTAGCCAATTGCTGTCTTGAGGCTTCCTGTGCGGCGGCACCCTGACCTCGTGCTTCAGCAGTCCTCGCAGCTTTAGCCTCTGCTGCTTGAATTTTTTGACGAAAAGCTCTCTTGGTTGAGTTTTCAGGCATTTGATCTAGCGCGGCTCTTGCTTGCGCTATCGTTCCTTTTGAACCGTTTGGAAGTGTAATAGACGCTTTAGCTAATGTAGCTTCACCAGTCTCAAGTCCTTGCACGATACCTGTACCACGGATTGCACGGAAGTATCGGTTAAGTTTTTCTGGCGAGTTTGCCTCTATCAACTCATCCATAAATTTGGTTGCATCAATATCTATACGTCCAGCCTGTGTTTCTTTGTATAGCTTTTCTACTATTGGATCACCAAACCTACGCATACCCTTCTCATAATATTTACGAGATCGTTGCATCAAATTCAGCCCCTCACGAAGTTGTGCCAATGTGCCCGTGGTTGGTGGAGAACTAAACTCCATACCACTTTGGTTCATTAGTGAACGAAGTTGTTGAGTTTCAGACTCGTTTAATAACTCTGTTAATTCTCTGCCTGTGACACTCTTTGGCTGATTTTTACCAAAATGAGCAAGAACTAGATTAAGTTTTTGTTCTCCTGCAAAGAACGCATCGTCCACGGCTGACTTCAATGCGGCTTGATTACCTCCAGCAACCGTTGCTTTGAACTCATCACTGTAACCAAGATTACGAACAATCTGACGAACAATATGAGCGTCTTCTGGACTGACGTATGCAAAGGAAAGAGCCTCTTGCTTAGTCATAGGCTGCCCTCGTTTAGCGGCATCAGCCACAACTTTGTTGATAGACTCATCAATAATTCTATACAGTTGTGTATTGTTTAACTGGTCTGCTTCAGGACTAGTACGAGCGATACGATCCAAGACTGTTTTTATTCCTGACACAGGAATAATTCTGTTGTTTTCACCTAACGCTTTAGATGCGGCTGTAAACAATCCGTCAGCTTGTTCATCAAACACGGTCTTTGCATTAACTAAGGATTGAATAGATTCTTTACTTAATTTTTCACCACGGCGTAGAGGATCAATAATAGCTTTGATGCCTTGCTCTATTTCCGTATCCAACTCTCGTTGAGCCGCTTGTACAGACTTCTTGGATGCACCAAACAGTTTTTCAATGTCCTGCTTCACAACTCTCTCAAGACCATCAACAGCACCATCATCAGCCACACCCAAGGCTTTTAGTTCTGCCGTTAACAAGCGCAAGTTTTCATCTGCGGCTTTTTGATTTGGAAACACGCCCTCATAAATAGCTTGGAGACGATTTAAGACAGGACGCACGCCAGGTGCTGCGCCTTCAACCGTAGGACGAAAACCCTGCTTAACTAATTCTCTACCTTGTGCTCTAGCGGCCTCTGCCTCGGCGCTGCCAGAGCCTTTAAGTATTCTACCAAATACGCTTGTGATTGCTCTACCAGCAAGTTCGCCTGTGGCTCCAAACACAGCTTCATATGCGGCATCACGAAGTATCTCATCCCGTGACTGACGTTGATATCCTAATGAAGTTTCATACGCTTCATCAGCCAGTTTTGCTAATCCCATGGTTACACCAACCACAGGTGCGGCAAGCAAGAACCCAGTGCCGGAAAGCAACATGCCGGCACCAATACCTGCCGCTAGTGGTACACCCGCTGCCCCTGTAAAGTCCGCTACGTCATATCGAGACAGACCTTCTTCATCAATGGATATCTCTTTGCCTTCGCCTAGTCCTAATTTCTGACGCCCTTGTTGGGTCAGAATGAATCGACCACCTTCATCCTGTCGGAAGCTCTTTGCCCCTATCTTATCGGAGAGATACGCTATCTTTTCTTCTTGTGTTTCCCTGGCTCCAAGTCCTGCACGCAGTTCAAAGTCTTTTAATCCAGTGAAATAATCGACATTTGCATCACGCATGGAAGATCGCTCACCCTCACGAAAAGGCTGCATGGTGTCTGGGTTTATACCAGCCTTCTCTAACGCGATGTTATACTGTTCTATCTCTTCAACAGTTGCATCAGCCAAGTTAACTTCAGGAACTGTCGGCATGTTTGCTTGAGGAGCTTGCGCGGTTTGGCTCATTTGTTGGTACTGTTCAGGAAAAAACTGAGCCACTATGGCTTTTTGTTCTCTCTCTGTCGGACTATCTCCGGCAATCCTTACCTGTTGCACGCCGTTAGGTGTTCGTACTTTTATAACAGCCATGAGGCACTCCCGTGCTACCCAAAGAACTCTGGGTTAATATCAAATATGCCATCGTCAGCTTGCACCATGCTCTGTATGGAGACACCTTCTTTAGCCGTGCCACCAGGCGTAAATATACCCTGTGCTCTAAGAGGATCTGTGATGGCTGTACCTACTTTGCCTGATGGAGTATATAATTCAAGCAACTCAGTATCTATCGCGGTCATGTTTCTGAGAGCCTCTGCCTGAGACTGACGGACAGCTCGTAAGCCGTTTTGCAATGAGTTTACAAAAGTCTCTTGTGTAGTCATTGCAAAGGCGAATGTGCCGTCTCCGTTTGCAGTCATAATCCCATCTGCCAAGAAACCTTGTATTAACAAGTCAACATCTCGGTTTGAAATTGAATTTGCTGATTGTGTTTTACCGAGAGTAGCAGGAACCACTGACTGTAACGCGGCTTTTAAATCTTGCACCGCTAATTTTTGATCGTTCCATCCTTCAGGAGCCTCTAAATTAAAAATGCCTAAGAAGTTTGCACCAGCCTGTTTCACCGCAGCCGCACCGCCTACCGCTTTACCAGATCTTCTAATCACAGATTCGATAAGTGTTCCAGCCGTTTCAGCTTGAGACGCTTGATCAACTAACGCAGAGTAATCTTCTCGATACTTTGTCTGATCCTTAACAGTCATGCGTCTAGCTTCATACGCTTTCTGTCTAATATCAGCGTTTGCTTTTGCTCTTGCAATTATCGCGGATTGATTACTGGTATATACTTTTTCCGTTGCTAGTTCTGGTGGTAACTTTCCACCATTCGCTAAATAGTCAGCGTTACTAATACGGATTGATCGACCAGGGGCATACTCGACACCTTTATAAGTAATTGTTTTGTCACTGTCGTTTACAAAATTTTCAAAAGATCTCTCATCAAGTCTTGCTTGAGCACGCTCTTTACTAATTTCACCAATTCCATATTGCAACGCAGAAAGCTGAACTTGGCGATTAAATTCGTCCTTCTTTGCCTTGTCCTTTATTAACATATCTGCACCTTGTTCCATGGCGCTTGCAATGTTTTCAATGGCGCGAGGACTTTTACCTGCGGCCATAGCAAACCCAATCTTTGCCATGGCAAGACCTTTATCTACGCCATCATATTGTGGCGCATTCTGCGTAAACTCTTTCATTAACTGTCTTAACTGATCCTGTTGAGTTTTAGGATCACCACTATTAATTACGTCCTCAATCTCTTCTTTAGTCTTGATCTCAATACTCGGTTCTTCATTTTCATCTAGAGGAGATATTTGACCCTGTTGCATGCGAGTTTCTTCAGCCAAGATGCGTTTTTGACGATCTTCCTCAGATTCTGTAGGAGTAGGAGTTGTTTGACCTTGTTGCATACGAGTTTCTTCAGCCAAGATGCGTTTTCTAGTCTCTTCATCTTGTAAACGACCCATTGGTGCTGCATCCGTTTGCATACCGGCATCAGCCGTGGCTATCTGAGCCATGTCTGTCACGGGTTGTCCAAAGGCGATTGGGAATTGTGGACTAAATGGATCTGTTGGGGGCTGGCGAGTTTTATCTCCAGGTGCACCAATTTTTATGGGCGTCCCTGGTGCAGTGCCAGCAGGAACAGGAGGAGGAGTGCCAACACCTACGCCTGGTATGGTCGTTATATCAACACCCGACAAATCTTCAGGCAGTTTTCCAGTGTTTATTTGATCTACTACACCCCCTGCTAAACGCATTGGAGCACCAACTGTACCTGCCCCTTTATCTTTACGTCTCGCAAACAGACTGGCTAAACCAGCGCCAGCAGCCATAGGGGCATCAACAAAAACATTTGTTCCATAAGTGGCCGCATCTTGTAGCAATCTTGTGCCAAGTTTTGAGGATCGCGGACCTACCGCATCTGACACCACACCACTAGCCCCGCCTCTTAGAGTAAGTAAAGAACCAATGTTTGGTTGTGGAGATTGCTTGGCTCGATACTCTCGTAAAGCCGCCGCTTCGATAGGAGACATGTTAAGTGGATTAGTGTTGCCGCCAACTCTTTGAATTGATCCAACAGGAGTTTGTGGGTTACTCCCGCTAAGTGAATTAACTACTCCACTGATAGTATTCGGGGCATTTATAAATCTTTGTAATATGTTTCCTTGATGCGTGTGACCTACAGGACCACCAGCATGAAACATTGCAACGTTAGGTATACCCGCAGTTCTGTTAAGAGCGTTACGAGCGTTGCGGTTAAACATCTTGCGGTTGTAAATGCTCATGAACCACCACCTGGGAATAAGCCACCAAAGATACCGCCTTGACCAAACGCACCAGCTTGTTGAAGACCAGCCACGCCCATGCCAATACCGCCAAGCTGTGACAGGAAGCTAGGTTTGGGTGTCGTAGTGGACTGTAACGTGCTTGTTGTTGACGGTACGCCACGGAAAATATCAGACATAAATCCGATACGCTGATACGGTTCAAACTGGCGTTCAAGGCTCGTAGCACGTTGTGCGTCAAGCTCAAGCTGTTGTTGCTGTTGCTCCATGCCGCCAAGTTGTGACAGAATGCCAACGTCACGTTGTCCAGCCGCCTGTGCAGACTCACCCAGTGCCGCCTGTTGCAACCCTAACTTACCAAACAGTTCACCCGCTTGTTGTGCTCGATCCTGTGCAGACTCAAATGCCTGTGCTCGTAACTGTGCAGATTGTCTGGCAAAAGCGTCCTGTGTGTTGCGCTGTAGTTCTTGCTCTGCCACGGCCTGTCTTGACCCACCAAAGGCGCCTGATTTAATGGCCGCGTCTCCAATACGCTGACGTTCCATGTCGGATTGACGTTGAAGATCACTAAGACTTTGATCAAGCACCTGATCAGTATATGGAGACATATATGCCTGAAAAGAACCAGGTTGTAAGGATGCAACTCCCTGTCCAAGTGTCGCCGCACCCGCCTGCATCATGGGCATAAATGATCCAACGCCAGAATATCCTAAGTTTACAGCGGCCTGTTGACCAGGTGTAAAACCTGCAACCTGATACTCAGGTATGGTCGTTGGCTGATTTGCCAAGGTTTGCGTGCTAGTAAGAAGATCCTTTAAGAAAGTCTCTTGATACGGAGGGAGAACGGTTTGCTGTTTTACAACGCTAGTGCTCATTACGCCATCCTTTCAAACTTGTCCATCATGGCATACATGACTTTGGCGCCTTTTTTAGGATCGCCGTCTCCTGCACCAGTGACAGCTTTCTTTGTCATAACAAATTCCTCATCCGAGAGCCGTGCTTCTTGAACCTTCTGACCATTCTGATATATGCCGGCCTTTACATCATCCGAGGTTCCAGTGCCTGGACCCTCGATCAGACCGCCCATATTCAAAGATACAATACCACTTGTCCCTCTGTCTTTCACCGCAGCCTCAAGTTCTTCTATGGTATCATATGCGGCGCCTGTAACAGGATCCACAAAAAGTCCTGCTATGTTTTTACCGGTGTAATCTGGTCTAGACTCAAGTTGCATATCTTCATCATCAGTAATCTCTTCATCGCCTACACCTGCTAGACCAAGCAGAGAAGAACCTATCGCTATATCTCCAGCCGTTATACCAGAACCAAAAATACCACCCTTCTTTGCGGCGGCTTTGGCAATCGCATCCCCACCGGCACCTATCTGCCCTGCCTGCATACGAGCCTGATCAGCCAATACTCTTTGTGTAGCGGCTTCTGTAGCGGCGGCACCTGCACCTTTCACACCTAATGATCCAAGTCCTGCACCTGCACCACCAGCCAATATGGCGTTCTTTACAGCGTCTTCAGCGTCACCGCCAGCCACCAACGTGCCAATCCCAGAGCCAAGAGCCGCGTTCATAGCCGCGCTACCCGCAGGACCACCTAAAAAGTATCCTGCCGCTGCACCTGCTATCGGTAATAAACTTTTAAGACTTATTCCCATTATGTAGCTACCTTAACAGTTCCGCTGTCATTATACAACGCTCCAGGCTCAAGACCGGCAGGCGAAGTGGGCAATTGAGTAAGAGTGATTTTTGTGCCTCTCAATTCACCTGGGTTTTGCAACTGTACCACAAGTTGAGTCAATGATCGAACCATCTCATCAAAGTATTGCCTGTCATATTCCTCTGGTGGCAGAGGAAACTGTGGCGGTACAAGTTCTCTACTCATCGTTTACCGTCCGGTTGTACGTCTAACCTAGGTGATCCAAGTCTCCAGAACACACCTTGATTGTCAGATTGTATCCGCATGCCAAAAGATCTGCCACGCAATCTGGTATGGTTTTGTTCTGTGGTATCGGTCACTGTCAAGGCTTTTGATTTAGTAAATCCTGTGCCTGGAAATCTTTGTGACTTCAATGTCACAACAGCCTGTTTAGTGGCCGTGGCTGTAGACTTATCAAAGTTAAGATCTGGTATCATACGCTTAATAAATGAGAATTGTTCGCCGTCACCTATGTCAATCGGAGCCGACTCAATAAAGGCTGTAAACGCTACTCCGTCAGCATCTACACCAGACTCATGATTATATAGTTTCAGAGGAGTATCAGCATTGCTTTCAGAAGTAGTCGCCATCGGGAAATCGTTGATGCCACGGTCAAGCCAAGTTGTCCTCTCTAGCGTGCCCACATACCAGATCTTTTGTTCATAATTGTAGACCACATATCTATCGTTCTCTCCAGTGCCACCATTTTCAGTAGAGTTACTTTCAGAGGCATAGAACCAGAACACTTCACCAAATGCCGCATTTGATCCAGCAAATACCTTATCTGACTGCTTTACGTCAAAATCTTCAAACACATGATCTCTGACCACGCACGGTAACGGTTGCACGCGACCATCATAAACATAAAATCGATTGGAACCCATCCAGAATACGGCATCACCAACAGCGACAGCCGAGTTGATACCTCGTATACTGGTCTGATTAGATAGCTGTGTTACACCAAACGTGAACGGTGCTCCAATAAACTGCATCGAGTGCACAGAGCTGTCCGTAATTACAATTATCTCACGCCTTGTCTCAACGGCTTGTACGATCTCAGATCCGTTACCTATCCTTAGATCTCCTGCACTATTTGTAGCAGTAGGAGTCCATGTAAAAGGATTCTCTTGATCACTAAAACGGATTAACAAAGGATCTCGTTCTGTGCCGTTCAATGGTGTGGCACCAAAGGCAATGACATGTCTGTCCCGATCAGAGACAGATACCTGCCGCGCAACACTAGGAGCGTCAGGGGCATAATGCGTAAGAGGCAATCCTCTCGTGTTAACACCCAACGTGGCATCCCAATAAAAAATAGTGCCATCAACAATGTTAAAGATTAGATCCTCACCAAAGTTATCTTGCTTATACAGTCTGATGGTGTCCGTTGCGGCCACGTTAGCGGCGCTGCCCCAAGTGCCACGACCCCATGTGCCTGCACCCCAGCCCACGCCGCCGGTAGCTTGATCCAAGCCTATACTTATCTCATATTCAACGTTTGCTTCGCCTGATTGCACCACACTATGCTGCGCTGGAGAGGGCAGGTTAAAAGTGTATTGAGCACCTGTGACGGTTGTTAACACATGCTCTCCATCCAAAAGCGTGGCTAAATCTTCATAAATACCAGTGCCGAAAAACATCTCTGATAAAACAACTGTATCACCCGTTAAGCTACCAAAATCAGCATGATCAACAGTAACAAGTGTACTGCCTTGTGTTGTCGTAAATTTAACAGGAAACGTAACAGGTAAACTTGTTTGAGCAACGACTGTGCCAACAGACGTTGTGCCAGAGGTGGACGTTGGAATAGGAGTGACGCCAAAACCAAAGGTTCCCCCTGTTGCTCCCACTCCTGTTACAGTTACTATAATATTTGCCATGGGTCACCTATGATGTGCTTACAGTAACATTACCTAATAAAGCCGATGCTGGCACCCCTGCACTCAAAGTTTGTGAAAACAAAATTGTCACAGACCCTAGTCCACCTTGAGCCTGTAATAAAGCACTTTGGAAAGGCTCAGTCGTAACTGTTACTGAACCTAAAGAGGTAGTAACTGAAAAGCCTCCAGTCAAAACAACAGGTCGCATGACACTAAATCGTATGGGTGTGATATTATTGAAGATCTCACCAGACTCTATAAAATATTTTTTATGCGTACCCAAACCTACAAAAGGAACACCATCAAGAGATTGCCACGCATGTAAAGATCGAGGCGTGCCAACAAATGATCCGTTGGGAGCCTTGTTCTTCCACCCGCCTAGTTTTTCAGGATAACCGAAGCGAAAGCGCACCTTGTCGCTATCAACCCAGCCGCCTTCGTTAGAATACGCGGTGGTATCCTTTACAACTCCAGGCTTGAATTGCAGCTTGGTTAGTGGCACTTCTTACTCCGGTTTCGTAGGCCATTTAACATCGTCAAGAGATGTCGCGGTTTTAGTTATATCGCGTAGATCTTGGCGATACTTTTTCTGAGCGTCAGTCATTTCAGGCGTGTCAGATGCGTCCCACCAATCTGTTTCAGCTATCAACCTGTTACGTTCCAATCTTAAATCTTGGAGTTTGAACGCAGCAATTAACTCTTCTTCTTTTTTTGCAACGGCATCTGCATCCCAAGACACCTCCTTACCCTTACCGTCATAAGCAATAGTTCTTCCTGTTGCCCTTTCAGTGATGACTCTTACAATAGATGAATTGAGAGCCATTATTGCATCATGCTTCATCCCGATAACTCCAATAATGTTATATAACTTTGCCCGTCTACGCCAGACTCACTTGAACCACCTCTATTGATATACTTAACGTAGTCCCAGTTAGCAGTATAACCAAACTGTACGTTGTAGTTTATTGCACTCGTTGTTGAAGGCGTATGTAAAAGATGACCGCCTATAGTATTCATTTGATAACTACCATACTGTCCAAATCTTGCGCCAAAATGTCTAGTGGTCAAAGCAGTATAGCTGCCTGTTTGACCTATATCGTGGTATATGGTGTGATGCTCTCCATAAGACGCCCCTGTCTTATTATTAGATGTGGTTATGCCATACATAATTAAAATTTTACTTGAAGTGTCTGATGGTGTGATAGTCCCAATTAAACCAGAGGCTTTAACAGTGTTAGCTTGTCCAGATATCGACTCTTCAGTATCATAAAGAGTATGCACAGCCTGCAACACCTTGCCGCCACCTGCACCAGTTACTGTACCAGTAAAGGTCGGTGCGCCACTAATTGTTGAAGTTCCTCCAACAAAGTTCGCTAATACTCTTGCTCTACTCATTTCTTGCTCCTATCGCGCATTCGCGTACTTAAATGGTGCCTCGGCAAAGGCGAGGTAGATGTGTGTAGCACCTGAACCGTTTATGTTGTCAAAAGTGCCTCTAAACTTAAACCCGTTTGACACTAAATCTATTAAACAACCAGAGGTCGAATTTTCAGCATCGGAGTTATCCGCCTCTAAACGCTTGTCTATGACATTGTATGCGTTTGGTCTTTTGTTATCAAACATGTGCCAACCACCAGCCGCACTGCTTCTTTTCACCATAACCCAAGCTGGCCTGAATCCTGTGTAGACAAACGTGCCATCTGCATTACCATTGCCAGTATATGATCCGATTCTGCTGTAGCCTTCAACACTGGCAAAAGAGTACATAACGTAATTTCCAATTCCAGCATAAGATCCAGCCGATTTAATCTCAGTGATTGTAGAAGTTATACTTCTAAACCAATTGCCTCCAGAGCCTCCAGAGTCAACTTTAGCGGCTGTAGTATCAAGCAAAATAACATCATTTGTATTTTCACCAAAAGATTTATGCCAAACCATCCAATTCCCAGCACTGCGAAGTTTAAAAATAATCATATCTGGTTTGACACCTAGACCATGCCCAATAGTTTTTTGTGCGTCTGGCATGGTAAAAGTAGCTATTGAAAATCCAGCGTCAGTATTTGCAGAGACTTGTGAAGTTAAATCACCATTTGAATTACTTACTGCGCTGCCGCCCCCTTTCCAAGACCAGCCTACAAAAGTGCCACTATTTATATTTGTTCCATTTAAGGTAGATCCGTCACTCCCTGTGACTGTTACAGTAAAACCATCAGAATCAAAACTAGACAAAGCACTTACTGATTCAGCAGTCCCACCATGTGATTGTAATCGGACTGCCGCCCCGCGTACCGAATCCATTAGTTGATGACCGCGTGTTGCACTACGCTGTTTTATCCAAAGAAAATCAGGTTGAAATCCAACACCAGTTATTGCGTTTGACGTAGACCCATCGCCAGTATAAAGCACCGTGTTAAAATTATCGTCAGATTGTGTGTCGTTGTTCGGTCCTATGGTTGGCTCTGGTATATTAGAGGCACAAAGGGCTTTGTATCCAGATGGTACAGTGTACTTAAAATCTCCTAGACCGTTTGCATCACTATTGCCGCCAGCACTTATTGCTCCGGCAAAAGTGCTGTCTTGACCGTAGTTAGCAATGCCAGAATTTGTGCCATTGATTGCAAAAGCCGGTACAATTTTTCCTGTAATTCCTGTTAGGGCGGCTGTGCCAGAATTTTGTATTGTGCCGTTTTTATAAAAGTAAACTGCCCCAGCTTTAACAGCTACGCTAATAACATCACCAGCAGTCCAAGAATTTCCATACGAAGTAGGGTCAACAACGCCAGTGTTTATTGCTTTGTTTCCGCTTCCTTGATAACTAACTTCACCGTTGTTTTCTTGTGTAAATGGTGCGCTTGGGTCAGATTGATTAAATTGTGCGTTGTTTGATTTTGCTATACCAATTGATGTAGCTGTGTCATTTCCAACACTGTAATACTCCCAGTACCATCCATCAGTGTCTTCAACATCCACCTCAAACGTGCCAGCCATATTATCATAGTTGTTGCCAACGCCAACCATCTTGAGGTTGCCTTCAGAGTGCGTAATGTTAGCTCTCATTGCACCATTATTTGTACACCAGTTATTAGTCGGGCTGTCTGGCACAATATCAGTTGCAGCTAGATTGTACGCGTTAAAATTATTACTACCCGCTTGATCTGCAAAAACATCAGGGTCAGATCCATTATCGGTAAAACTGGATGCAGAAAAATCAAGATGGAATGAATTATCTGAATATGAACCTGTATACTTTTTTGGTACCCACACCCCGTTTGATGTTTCTCCAAAATTTTCAGGACCATAACTTATGCCATCAATGAAATTTACCTCTGCCATATAGCCGTCAAAATTTCTTGATGTGCCACTACTATAGCCGCCTATCTGGTGATCGTTGCCAGACAGATTAATTGTTGTGTCAGTATCTTGGTTGACATTTTGCTCTGTACTCCAAGATGTGATCTGTGTTCCATTCACATAAATACGGCTTCTGTTTTCAGCAGTTGCTTGTGTTGTATCTACTCGCCAGACAATGTGATAAAAAGCTGAGGTATCACGAAAAACTTGATTACTAAGTTTGTATTTGGATGAACCAACATTTAGCTGAACGCGAAGTTGATCGTTACTATCAAAGTGTAACTCACTTAACTGACTCGATTTTCCATCAGTAAATAAATATTGACCATTAGAACCGCCCAGATTTGCTCTTTTAACCCAAGCACTCCAAGTCCATGTTCTTCTATTAGTTGAACTCGTAATATCGCGTTTTAGATACGCACCATCATCGTCATTAAAACGCAAAGACTGGTCAATAGTGTGATTATAAAACCCACCACTTGTGTACATCCAATGTTGTGAGCCGAAAGGACCGGACATGCAAACCTCTTAGCTGAACGCCAACTGAGGCGCACCTAGTAGAATAGAACCTGTAGCAGAAACAACATAAGGAACAATGTCCCTTGCAGCCGCCGCTGTTGATAGTGTGATACCTGCGCCACCCGCCGTTTCATAATCCGTGCCCAGAGAAAGCGTCCTGCTTCCTGTGCCATCTTGGATGATTACAATAAACCCAGACTGTCCAACAGACTCAGTGGTGGGATTGGCAAAAGTCACGTTGCCTGTAAAGGTAAGAACAAAGTTTTGGTAAGTGTCAAAGTCCAAGGTCACGCTACCAGTGTTGGTTGTGTCTGTAAGCGTGTTGCCCTGTAGTGCTGATCCAAATGGTGCCGCAAAAGTCACGCCACCACTGAATGTGCCGCCGGAAGACGCAGATACTGTGTCCGCTACGTTGAACACATCATAAACAAGCACTTCAACTACATCGCCGTTAGACAATGCAGATATCCCAGCTATTGTGTTGGCTGTCGTGGTGTTGTAATCGGTGCCTGCAACAAGAGCCACGCCGTTGAGCGAAACGTCCACATAAGCACCATCAGTAAAGCTCAAGGTTTTATTGGCGTCATCAGCTCCAGATATCGAGGTAGCTCCACCACTTGATTGTGTATAGTAGAAGCGGTTTCTAACACCAAATTTTTCAGATCTACCTATGTATGGCATTTATTCGCTCCTTATGGCTTCGTAGGCCAAACTACATCATCCAAGTTGCTATATGTGCCGGTGATGTCACGCAATTTTTGGCGGTAGGTTTTCTGTGCATCAGTCATATCAGGTGTATCAGATGAATCCCACCAATCTGTTTCTGATAACAGTCTGGTTCGTACCTCACGCAAACGATTTAATTTATCTGCTTCTTCAAGCTCCGCCTGTTTTTTTGCAACGGCTGATGCATCCCAAGATACCACTTTGCCATTTTTATCCATAGCAACCGCATCTGATCCATAACCAGCAATCGTTATGACATTATCATGTAATGCTCTTATTGCTTCATGTTGCATGGCTTATGCTCCGATTTCCTGAATAGTCATATAGTTTGCGTTGAGTCCACCGTAATTGTTACCATTAATATCACCGATATAGACAGTACCACCTGTTCCAGATGCACATCCAGCACGAACACTATAGGTTCGAGCAGAAGTTGATGATGCCGCACGAGGCACGTTAAGTGTAGCAGTGCTACCATTATTGTTGTAAGCGCTTGTATTAGACCAAGCACCTAAACAAGTGCTATCTTCAAACAATGTCCACACCAAATATTGAGTGTTAGTATTTGCCGAAAGCTGAAACGATGCTTGTATAAGCAAAGTGCTTGTTGCCGCTGTGGGCGTGAAAGCAATGGTAAACACTTCCGCACCTTCAGAAACAGTCGGCGTAGTATTATCCTGTGGAATTGTTGAGCCGCTAGTTGTGTTTACGCTTTGATCAGATGCAAACTTCAACAGTTTGCCACCACCAGCCCCAGTAACAGTCCCAGTGAAAGCAAAATTGTCTGCAAGATTGATTGATTCTGATTGTATAACTGAAAGTGCCATATCTTACTCCGGCCAGTCGTTTATCGGCGCATTTCCTGTTGGATTACCGTCCTTGTCAACTGGTGCATCCCATAGTGCCATAAAAGCCGCCATATCGCTAGCCCCATCAATCTTGGACTCGATTGTATTGCTTGCAGTGCGGATCGCGGCACGGGCTTTAGTGGTATCACTGGGCAAAGAATAGTCAGAAACCTCAGATGCCTTAATCACCATCCAGTCTGTTGATGCTAACATGCTACCAGCTTGATCCTTAATGTTTTGCTTCCAGATTGACTTCAGGCCAAGCGTTACAACTTGATTGCCTTTTTCATCTAAAATCTTTTTTCCGTCCTCATCTACTGCATTAACATCTGCCAAGGCTCTTTCAATCAAAGCTCCTTTAGCATCTCTACCCCAGTAGAAACGATTATCAAATGGTGCAGGATCATCTTCCCAAGTCAAACCAGCAGACTTTTTGTCTGCATCCGACCATATCATCCAGTTCCGTGGATGCTGAACTCCGTTGTCATCTGTCCACGCTTTGCCAGCGCGGATAGTTGTAGTTTTATATTTCCATGCCATAATACTATCTCCTTTTATCTAGCGTTGGCAAATTTGAATGGGGCTTCGGCAAACGCCAAATAAACATAGCTAGCACTTTGATTAATCCTATTGGTGGTAGAACTTGCACTGTTGCCATGCACCATAAAACCATTGCTAAAAAGTTCTACATTTCTGTTTGAACTGTATCCTGTTTCAACGTGGTTTGCACTCCAGTAAAGTCTAGCCGTATCACCATTGAAACTAGATGCTCTTTTATTATCGGTAACAACCCAATCTCCAGTAGTGCTTTCAGCTTTTACCGCAACGAGTGAAGGTCTGAAACCTGTGTAAACAAATGTGCCATTGCTATAATTTTGAGCGTTTCCGTTATAGGAACCAACCTTGCTGTAGCCTTCAACGCTGTGAAAAACATATGCAAGCATGTCTTCACTTGAACCATTCGTTACTCGTTCAGTGCCTAAACCAACAGTTGTTGCTGTCATGTCACCTTCAACAAAAGCATTCGCAGATTGTGTTTCAGCATTACTAGCATTTAAAAATACTACTTTGTTATTAGTTAGATCTTTAGTCCAAGTGTACCAATTTCCTGAAGAGTATGCTAAACTTTTGACAAATACGAGTTCTGGTGCAGAATTTAATCCATGAGCAAGAGTGCTATTAGTTTGATTCCCTGTCCATTTAATAATACTAAAACCTGCTTGTGTATTTGCAGAGAGTCTAGTAGCAGCTATAGAACCTGCTAACGCAGAACCAAGATTAGACCCATCTATCTTAACTGACCCTGCTGTTGGGGTAGCTCCTACACCTGCTGAATTATCCGCAGTTGGCGCACCACCCGCTCTCCAGTTCCAAGCAATATAAGTTCTTGCATTTACATTTAAGTTTCCAGGAGTGCTTGCAGGAAGTGTAAATCCATCTGATCCGTGTGCGCTTAAAACAGCAGTAGCTGTGGTTTCTTCAATAGCGGGTGATGCACTATCTAATTTTCTGCCAACACCTCTGACCGCATCTTCTAAAGCGTGATCTTCTGCATTACTACGGCATTTTATCCATATCAAATCGGGGGCGAATCCAACACCTGTTATTGCACGACTTGTATTTCCATCGCCCGTCCATAACAGCATATTAAAAAAACCATCAGCCTGAGTGTCTTGTCCCGGACCGATTGTTGGGTCTGGCAAGTTTGCTGAACATAACGCCAAGAACCCCGATGGTGGGGCATATTTGAAAAGCGCACTCCCATCACCAGATTCAGTACCAACATCACCACCAGTTAACTCTTCGTTAAATGATGGGTTCTGACCAAAATTTATATCCATCTCTTCTGCGTTAGTTCCACCTGTTCGCCACCAATTACAGATATATCCGCCTGAATCAGTTAGTCCAGTATATGCAGCGTTGGTTGTTGTCCCTGCCGCAATCTCAGAGGCTGTTGCGCTGTTTTGCCAAGTGCCGTTTTTACTAAACCAAATCGCACCATTGTCAGCATCAAACGCAACCCCTATTATATCCCCTGCCGTGTTCCATGAGTCTCCATAACTTTGGGATGAATTGTTGTTATATTTATTTCCAGTGTTAGAATAGTATGACCAATTAGTTGCGCTTTGATATGGGTTGTCCTCAACATTGCCGCTTGCTAATGCTATCCCTACACCATCCGAAATTGCTGCGCTACCAGGGTTTGCATTGTGTCGTCTTGTCTCCCAGTACCATTTACCAGATTGCATCAAAATTGTGCCTCTGATATTTTTATTATTACTGCTTGAAAGTATTTTAAGATTGCCTTCGCTGGTTGTCCAAGGACTTGACTTAGACCCAGCGAGAAAATTTGCTGTTGCAAAATTATTAGTCGGGCTGTCTGGCACGACATCACTTGCGACTAGACCACTTACAGTAAAATTATGACTAAGACCTGAAGAATCAGCACCTATTGAACTGCTATCTGAAAAATTTAAATGAAAACCAGTTGTTCCATAAGACCCAGAGTATGCTTTAGATATCCACACTCCGTCTTTTGTTTCGCCAAAACTTGTTGGATCAAGGGCAGACCCATCAACAAAATGAAACTCTGCTAAATACCCATCAAGGTCTTGCAGATGATCTAATCTACCACTGATCAATTGCTCTGTGTCTGCGGTTAAATATCCATTTGGGTTAGAGCTAAATGTGGAAGTTGAATACGTTTGTTCTGTT